ATGAGTAGTCATCCAGAAGGAATGCCACAACAACAACAACAATTAGATATATCAAAAGCAGATACTATCACTTGTGAGGAGTGTGGAAACGCATCTTTTATACCTGCTTTCTTTTTAAAAAAGATATCACCATTGATGAGTCCAACAGGTAAAGAAGCTATCGTTCCAATACAAGTTTATAGTTGTGGAAATTGTGGAACCGTACCGAGAAAATTATTAGAATCATCAGGTATGACAGGTGGACAAGAAGGTTAAGGGTTATGAATCCGAGTGATAAAAAGTGGAAAGAAAAAAAACTTAATCACTATCCTAACAGAATACTATACGATAATAAAGAAAAAAGTTATGTTCAAGGTGATTGGGATACCACCGTAATGAAAGCCCACGCAGAAATAACTTGTCGTAATGGTGGACATATATTAGAGTGTGGATTCGGTATGGGTATCAGTGCTACTCATATACAAAAGCAAAATATCAAGTCACACACTATCATTGAACTAAATGATGAAATACACGAGAAAGCAGTTGAGTGGGCAAAAGATAAACCAAATACAAAAATAATTTCTGGTGATTGGAAAACCGTTGAACTAAACGAAAAGTTTGACGGAATACTTTATGATGCTGGCGAACAAGCACCAACTGATAAATTAGGATTATCATTATTACCTTTATATATGATAAGATTTTGTAAGGTAGGAACGATAGTCACTATGTATAATCATCTTTGGCGACCTAAAACAATTTGGACACCAAAATTTTTTGATGAAAATAAAATCAAATTTTATGAGGTTGAGATACCAGAACACGAACTAAAACAATATGTTGACCCAACTCACAAAATATATTATTTGCCAGAGTGGATAATAACTGAAGAGGATACGAAAGAAAAGTGGAATATACAAAGAAAAGTTTAATCCACAATAATCGTATCGTAATGCACGAGTGGGAAGATGATATGATGAAAAAGCACGCAGAAATCGTGTGTGAAAATGGTGGACACATTTTAGAAGTTGGATTTGGTATGGGTATTAGTGCAGACTACATACAGAAACAAGATATAAAGTCACACACCATCATAGAAAATGATGAGGTCGTTTATGAAAAGTTGATTGAGTGGGTGAAGGACAAACCTAATGTAGAAATAATATTTGGTGATTGGCAAAATAGTTTACCTGATAAAAAGTTTGATGGAATATTTTTTGATACTTGGGGAGAAAGTAAGATTAGTTTTTTATTTCCATTAATGATACTAAAGTGTTGTGATATTGGGACCATAGTTAGTTTTTTTAATCAGATTACAGAACCTGAAACAAAATTTAAGAATATTTTTAAAAGTAGTAAATTAGATTTTTTTAAAGTTGAAGTGGACATACCAAATTATGTTGACTATCTTTCTTCAAATGAAAGTAAATATTATTATGCACCAAGATGGATAGTGAGTCAGTCAGACACCAAGGATAATTTTATGAAATATATGGCGAGTGAGGATAACAAATGAAAGGTTGGGACCATAGAAGTTTTGATATCTTTAATAATTTAAAAGACAGAAAAAACTCAGAACATTTTAAAATAGGTGGAGATGAAAGTGGAAAAATTAAATACACTTTTAATGAACTTGGGTTTCGTGGAGATAGTTTAGAAACTTATCAGTCTGCCAAGAAAAAGTTTTTAGTTTTTGGTTGTAGTCATACCGTTGGATTAGGTAATGAACTAAAAGACACTTGGGTCCAACGAGTATCTGATAGAACAGGACATAGTTATATAAATTGTAGTGTTCAAGGTTTGTCAAATGATACCATATCAAGAGCAGTTTTATCATTTACCGGATATTTAAAACCTGATTTTGTCATTGTTCTACACACTTATCCACACAGACGAGAATACACTACATCAGAAGGTAGAAGATGTTCACACAAACCTGATGCTAAATGGGACTTTTGGGAAACCGAACAAGGAAAAAAAATACACGATAGTATAACTTTCATACAAAATGATGAAAATGACTTTGATAATTTGTATAGAAATAAAATGTTAATTTACTATTATTTAAAGTCGTTAAATGTTCCATTACTGCAATATGAATTAGAGGATTACTTAGATTTACAAGTGGACAATGATTTAGTCGGAAGTGGACACGCTGGAATACAAACAAATAAAAATTTTTCAATCAAAGTTTGTAGAGATTGGATAAAGTTTGTATAATTTATATTTATATATAGGAAAAAAACTATGTCAGTAATAGATAAATCAATACAATATTATAATTATGTAACAGGGAGCACAGGTTGGCCAGCTAGCACAAATGTTGGTGTAGTATCTGGTTTGGATTACATAATAGAAACGGGTTCAAATGATATTTACTTCGTGGAACATAATACAAATGTTTTCTTCGCAGGTTCCAAAATTAGACTAAGAGAAGATGTTTATGATAAAATATCAAACTATGTGGCTTCACAAAGTTGTGATACTTGTTATGTTTATGGTATGCCAAACCACGAACTTTTTGGAACAAACCCACCAACAGCTCACGTCCCACTAATAAGTGAGAGTTTTGCCAGACACAATATTTCAGTAAATTTTGAGTATAATGAAAATACTTCAGTAACATACTTTTCACAAAGAGGAAACACAGACCATTTAAACAAGTTCCATTTATGGTTACAAACACCTTGGTATAGTGATGATACTTTACTCGATATGACGAGTGGTTCATTTAACAAAAATACATTTAGAACAATTCTAAGTTCTTCGCCGGTTAGTTCATCTTTAATACCTTTGTTCAACACAGCATCATATACAGATAATTTAAACTTTCCAGATTTTGTATCAAAGAAAGCAGATGTTGACGCTGGTTTATTTGTTAACGGATTAAGTTTTTATTCTTATCACCCAAATAGTTCAAGTTATCAAAATGAAATAGATAGTGGTTCTTTGGTGGAACAATATATAATACAAAGTGGTAGTTACGAAGGCGGAAAATCATATTTAGATGTTGGTAAAATAACACATATGTTAACACCTAACGAAATAGTATATTTGGGTAAAAATGACCAAGAGGTAGGTCATAAAACTTCTATGGCAAAATGGAATTTAGATGAACGAGGTGATGAGTGGAAACTTAAACCGATTCAGGGAAAAACAGCCGCAAGTGGTAGTTTAATTAATATGTTTGACGGCTCAACAAAACAAGTTCAAGATATAGAGGTCGGTGATGTTGTTAAATCATATCAACCATTAGGTATGCCAGATGAAACTATGGACTATGTTTCATACACCACAACAGATTTAAGTGGTTCTTATGATTCAGGTTCAATCGTGGTTAGAACATTTACAGATGTTGCATATACATTTTATGGTTATTATTTATTAAATGGAAGTATCAAGATACCATTACAATCTAAATCATCAGACGCATATTACTTTGTAAAACAAAGTGGAACTTGGGGTTGGAGAAATCCTTTTCAGATAGTGGTTGGTGATTACTTTTTAGACACAGATGGAAATGAGTTAGAAGTCACATCAAAAGCAGAAGTTCAAGAGGACATATCTTGGTATTCATTAGATGTTGAGGACATTGATACATACTTTTCGTCTAACATATTAGTTCACAATTTACCACCTAAATGTTGCTTTGTAGCAGGGACTAAAGTTTTAATGGGCGACAATTCGATAAAAAATATTGAAGATGTTGAGGTTGGAGATGTTGTATCTACTTACGATTTTGATAGTCAGTCGGTTATTGAAAAGTTAGTTTTAGAAACTAAAACACCAATGAATCATAACTTCGTTAAGGTTCATTTTGAGGACGGAACCATTAATGAAAATGTAGCTGACCACCCATATTATGTGGTAGGAAAAGGTTGGTCAAGTAAAAGACCGGAGTGGACTAAGAACACTCACGATATGGATTGTGAAAAATTAGAAGTTGGAGATATTTGTTTACAAGTTTCTCAAGATAAAAGTATAGTGGAACAAAAAGTAACGAGATTAGAAACATATCAAGAGGAACAAAAAACTTACAATCTTGTTGTTAATGACACACACAATTACTTTGCAAATAATATTTTGGTTCATAATAAAATTTGTAGATTTTGTTTTGATTATGACACTATGATTACATTGGCAGACGGAACATATCAACCGATATGTAAAATCAGACCAAATGATATGATAAAAACATATGATGTAGAAACTGGCAAATTACAAAATTCAAAAGTATTAGAAACTATAAAAATTCTACACGATAATATGGTTACATATAAATTCAATGACAATACAAAAATTGAGGCAACTGATGACCACCCGTTTTACATAGTTGGGGATTCCGAGGTAGATTCAGATTACAGACCATTAACCATTGGTGATGTGGTATTAAATGATGAATTACAAGAAAGAGAAGTTGTCAATATAGAGGTAAATAATGTGCAAAAAATTACATACAATATCAATCGAACTGATAGTGGTAAAAATTATTTCGCAAATAGGGTTTTAGTTTCTGATGAGTCTGATACATAATAATAACTTTAAGTGGTATTTAGTTAGAGATAACTTTTTATCAGAAAATGAATGTAAAGATATTATCAAAACCATAGATAATAAATCAAGACAAATAGATACTTGTGGAGCACAGGTTGTAAAACTAAGTGAGGAAATATATTTAGATAAAGTTTGGAATATAATGAAGTTATCAAATGATATACACTTCAAATTTGATATAGATAGTGTTCAATTACAAGAGGGAAAGTATTACAAAGCAGGGGTTTATGAAGAACAAAATACACTACACTCAGACTTCGCAGCAGGACCAGGTAGATTAGTTGACACCACCACAAAACTAACTTCGGTTGTATTCTTAAATGATGACTACAATGGGGGAGAACTTGAAATTTGGGGGGATAAAATAGAATCTCAACAAGGAAGAATAGTTATATTTCCAGCTTTTGCAGCACATAAAGTTTCACAATTTTATAATAAAGACAGATATACAATGTTAACTTGGATACAAGGAAATACTTTTAAATGACACTAATTAAAAACGAGGACTTTAAGTTTTACATACAAATTCCTAATTTTATATCAGATGACAAGTGTGATGAACTAATAAAAGACATTAGTGAAAGTGAAGCTATGTTAAAAGGTGGAGTTCGTGTAGATGATGAACAAAACTTGGGAGTAAATGAAAAATTTAGAAAAACTTCTGAGTGGTATTTGTGTGAACAACCACTTACAAATCAGAGACCAGATAAACCAAACAAAGATTGGAAATCATTACAAGAAAAGATATTTTCAATGGCAAAGTTAATTAATATGAAGTCATTTAAGTTTGATATCCAAGAGTGTGATGATGAACTAAAGTTAATAAAATACGAGAACACAAACTTTTACACCTGGCATACAGATATGAATTCAGGTAATAGTTCATTGAGAAAGTTAACTGCTATTGTTCAGTTGACGGACCCGAGTGAATATGAGGGTGGGGAACTACAATTTGCATTACAAGACCACGATATGAATTGGTATGAAGTTCCAAAAGAAAAGGGTTCAATTACATTTTTTCCAACATTCTTATCACACAGAGTAAAACCAGTCATTAGTGGGACACGATATGTATTACAAGAATTTTTTATAGGGAATCATTTCAAATGAACGATAACTTTCAATGGTTTACACATACACCTTTTTTATCTGATGAACAATGTGATGAACTAATAAAAGAATTGAGAAAGGAAACCAATTGGATTTCTGGTTATGAGAACGCAGTTGTTGTAAATTCAGACAACAAATCAGATGAAGTTAAGAACGCCAGAACATTTGAGGAGTTGTATGTATATGGTGATGAAAAATATTCTTGGATAAATAAAAAATTAGAACCATATGTAAAGATGTTAAATAATAAAGTATGGAACTTTCAGTTGTCAGATACTCTCAAAGATTTAAAAGCATTAAGATATAAAAACAACGATAAATTTGATTGGCACGCAGATTATGATAAAGGTAAAGAGTCAATCAATAAGTTAACTTGTTTAATTCAGTTGTCAGATAAAAGTGAATTTGAGGGTGGTGATTTACATCTGGCATTTATAAACGACGGGGAGTTTTTCAAAACACCATACAAAAAAGGATATGTGTTGGTGTTTCCATCTTTCGTCAGTCATATGGTTACAGAATTAACAAGTGGAGAAAGATACATTATGAGAGAGATAATTACGGGAGAACCTTTCAAATGAAAGAAAATAATAAATTTAATTTTGTCCTACATAGAGAAAACTTTTTAACTTCAGAACAATGTGATGAACTAATTCAAAAATTTGATAAGTCAAAACCACAAAAGTCAGGCGTGGCAGGAACTTATGAGGGTAGTGAATTGAATGAAAATGTTCGTAAAGTCCAAGAGGTAAGGTTAAAAAATGATGTTGTATTATCAGACGGATTCAAATTGACTAAACATATTATTATGGCTTGTGAGATGTCAAACTTAATTAACTTTAAATTTCAATTAGAAAAACCATATCAGTTAGAGGACATAGTATTGCTAAGATATGAAAATACCGACAAATATGATTGGCATTTAGATATTGGTAAAAATGAAACATCAGTCAGAAAGATATCAGCGATAATTCAATTAAGTGATGAACAAGATTATGAGGGTGGAGATTTTGAATTTAGTATCGCAAATGATGAGGGTGATGAAAACTATTTTGGAACAAGAAAAAAAGGTTCATTAATATTATTTCCTGCATTTTTAGGACACAGAGTTAGACCAATAACAAAAGGTGTAAGATATTCAATAGTGACTTGGATATTGGGAGATGCTTTCAAATAATTTACATTTTGAAGTTCGTATGAACTATTTATTTATATCTAAGGTTATTCACTATGAAAACAAAAACACTATTTGACCACATAAAACAAATTACTAATGTTCAGAACCAATTGTATTGGGACAACATTACAGATGCGGACAAGAAAACTTGGTCCAATTATATGGTGCATAGATTTTTATCAATGAAAGCCGAGTGGATAGAAGTTGTAAATGAAATACAACAATATTGGGAATTGAAACCAAAGACGGTTTATCAATTCTATACAAATCTACTACCAAGAGGAAATACATACTTACGATATACCAAATCTAAAAAGAAATCTAAGATTGAAAAGTGGGCTATGGATATATTATGTGATTATTTTGAAGATAGTTCAGAAAATATTGAAAAAACGCTTGACATTATGGGTAAAGATGTTGTATATTCTATTATATCAAAGTATGGTGTAGATGAGAAACTATTAAAAAAAATATGGACTAAATAATGCAAGTATATAATAATATATTTGATGAAAAATTACTTGACAATGTCGTAAATTATTCGTATAATCTATTACAACAAGATAAATTAGAGAAAAACTTTTGGACCAATCATAGTTGGGAAAGAGGAATAGTTTTGGATAGTTCAGTTGTGTTGTGCACGGATACACCAACAGAATATTCAAATGAGATTGTTAAGTCTCTTATGAAAAATGGTTTGATAAAGACAATGCCAGATAATATGTCTTGTATGATTTATATATGGACAGCTGGTAGTTTTATACCATTTCATAATGATGAGTTTAAAGATAGAAAGTTGGCTATGACTTTATTTTTAAATCGTGATTGGGAAAAGAATTGGGGTGGTGCAAATATTCATCACAATAAAGAATTAGATAAATATGTTTTGGAGTATCCAGAATTTAACAAGTTATTAGTTAGTGATTTATCAGAAAATATAGAACACTCAACGACAATGACAACACCAATGTCGGATAACAGAATAACAATACAAATGTTTATATAGGAGTAAATTATGATTAAAGATTCACCTACAAAAGAACAAGTAGAGGCAGTAGACACACAAGATGTCGTAAAATATATGGAAAGAACTTATCCTGAAATGACAGGTGAGTTTCTAAAAATACAATCAGAACAATATGAATTGTTTTGTAGAAAACAATACGACTATGGTCCACAGAATATCGCAGTCGGAACAATTCTAAAAACACCAGAGGATATAAAATTATCGTTGTTAGGATTGTGGTTCAGAATGAACGATAAGATTGAAAGAATGAAAACATTATTATTGAGAAACGGAGAGAACTCAGTTGAGGGAGAACCCGTAACTGATAGTTTTTCAGATGTATCAAATTATGGAGTTATGGCACAGGTAGTAGCGAGAGGTAAATGGGCAAAATAAGTTATAGTCAGTTCGCAATGTGGGACAAATGTCCTTACACTTGGAAAGCAAATTATGTGGATAAAGCAGAGACTTTCAAAGGTAATATCTATACCTTATTCGGTAGTGCTATTCACGAAACTATTCAAGCATACTTAGTATGTTATTATGAACGAACAATCAAAGAGGCAGACGACTTACCACTACACGATATTCTGATTTATCGTATGAAAGAATTATACAAAGAATCCAAAGAAAGATATGGTGATGGATTTGAAGTAACCAAAGAAGAAATGGCAGAGTTCACTCAAGACGGATTTGATATCATTGATGAGTTCTTGAAGAGAAAAGGTAGTCATTTCAAAAAGAAAGATACTGAGTTAGTCGGTATTGAGATGAACCTAAATTACAAACTACCAAAGAATATGAGATTTGTAGGGTTTATGGATGTTGTTCTACACGACAAGAAAACAGGTCGTATGAAAGTGATTGATATCAAATCATCTACTATGGGTTGGAACAAGTATATGAAAGCCGACAAGAACAAAACTAATCAGTTGTTGTTGTATAAACATTTTATGGCTAAACAATTAGAGATATCAGAAGACAAGATTGATGTGGAATACTTTATTCTGAAACGAAGACTATATGAAAATATGATGTATCCACAAAGAAGAATTCAGTCGTTCTCGCCAGCAAGTGGAAAACCAAGTGTTAATAAGGTTATGAATAGGTTACAAGAGTTCATAGATGAGTGTTATGATGATAAAGGTAAAATCATCGCACACGACTATGAAAAATGTGAAAAGCACAAGAAGTGCAGAAGTTGTAAGGATTTATAATGATAACACCAATACTAAGACTAAAATTATCAGACTTCTTATCTACTGAGTATGAAGCAGAAGTTTTGAGTAAATTACACGAGATAAATAACTTAGATTATTTCACTGCTTTTCCAGTTTATCTTTGGTATGATAGAGATGAAGATAAAGTTGATTTAAGCAGACTAAAAGATTTCATAATTAAATGGGAAGAAACAGGCGAGTTTAGAAGTAAAACAATAATAGTGCCAGAATTTTTTGACAGACCATTAGATTTTATTTGGTATGATATTATACCAAGAGAGGTTCACAATAACAATTACATACAATATTCAAGATTTTCATACATTTACTCACACCCAAGTTCTATTTTAGATGGACTTGAAGAATTTAGAAAAATGTATGAGTTTACAGTCAGAGAAAAACCAATCAGAAAACAAAAACGAAACGACTATGAAGATAGCAGTCATAGGTAGTAGAAACTACACCAACAAAACACAGATAAAAAATTTTATGTTCAGATTAAAAATGGAACATAAAGGGGTTGAAGTAATTAGTGGTGGTGCCAAAGACGGAGCAGACAAATACGCAAAGAAATTTGCCTTAGAATTTAAATTACCTTATAGTGAATTTCCACCACAACACGACCCACATAATATGCATTGTGTAATGGAAGCTTACAATTATGGGAAACCTTACAATGTGGGTTATTATCACAAGAGAAATAAAGATTTAGTAAAGTATTCAGACAAAGTCGTGGCATTTATCAAAGACGATATCATTACCAATGGAACAAAATCAGTATTGGAATATTGTAAAAAAATAAATAAAAAGTTTGTTATTTTGAGTTAAGGTTGATATTTATATATACATATATACAAGGACGATATGAAAGAAGATAAATTAACATCAGTAAAAGTCATTGACGAACTATATAAAAAGTTTAGAGAAAAATCTATAAAAGATGACTTTTCATTACAGAAATTAGTAAATCGTAGTTTAGATTTATTTGTTCACGACGAGGAGTTCGCAAAGACAATCGTGGATTATGAGAATTTAGAAGAAAGTGGTTCAAAATATTAAATTAAAGAGGTTTTAATGAATTTCAAATTACCAGCGGTAGAAAAAGTAAAAACAAACATAAGTAATAAGAAAAAAATATTACTATTATCAGATGACCTGAGAATGTCAAGTGGTGTTGGAACAATGTCAAGAGAGATTGTAATGGGAACACTCGATACATACGATTGGGTTCAACTTGGTGGAGCGATTAATCATCCAGAACAAGGTAAAGTTGTTGATATGAACGAGTCAATGAGAAAAGAAACTGGCATTGAAGACGCTTGTTTAAAAATTTACCCGATTAACGGTTATGGAAATCAAGAGTTATTGAGAGAGATAATGAGTATAGAAAAGCCAGACGCAATTTTACACTACACAGACCCAAGATTTTGGGGTTGGTTATATAATATGGAACACGAAGTAAGACAACAAGTTCCTATTTTTTATTACAATATTTGGGACGATTTACCTTACCCAAGATGGAACGAACCATTTTATGAAAGTTGTGATTTGATTATGAATATATCTAAACAAACACATAACATAGTGCAAAATGTGTGTCAACATAGAGAAAGAACAGATTGGGATTCTACATATGTCCCACACGGAATAAATGAAAAATATTTTTATCCAGTCAAGAATGAGAAAGAAATATTAGAGATGAACAAAATGAAATCTGAACTATTCGACGGACAAGACATTGAGTTTTGTTTATTTTTTAACAATCGCAATATCAGAAGAAAGATGACATCAGATACTATTCTGGCATTTAAAGAGTTTGCAGACAGCTTACCAGAGAAAAAAAGGAAGAAAACTGCGTTTGTTCTACACACTCAACCAATTGATGACAATGGAACAGATTTACCAGCGGTTGTTCAAGAATTGTGTCCTGATTTAAACATAATATTCTCAACAAACAAATTATCTAATCAACATCTGAATTATCTTTACAATATAGCAGATGTAACAATCAACTTAGCATCCAACGAGGGATTTGGATTAGGAACTTGTGAAAGTTTAATGTGTGGAACGCCAATTATTGTTAATGTTACGGGTGGACTACAAGACCAATGTGGATTTAGATTGAAAGATAAACATTTGACTTATAAAGATTACAAAGATGTTCACTCACTACACGATTGGAGAGAGTGGGAAAACAATAAAGATTTAACTCACGGAGAGTGGGCGAAACCAGTATGGCCTAAGAGTCGTTCATTACAAGGTTCACCACCAACACCATAT